TAATCCTAATAAATTTTCTGCTAGATACTGGTCACATAAGGTTAAGTGGTAGGCAAAAGAACTGAATGTTTCAAATGTCAACAATCCTTGAAGTTCTTTAAAAAATACAAGGTTTGTAGTAATCTAGGTTGTACAGAATATAATAGAAAATTAAGGAGATATGATGCCTCCAAAGGCCAAGAAGAAGAATAGTTCAAAGAAAAAACCTTCTCGTAAACCTATTAATGCAGCTACAAAAAAAGCATTACAAAAAAAAGCAGCTAATTCTAAATATACATATGCACAATTAGCAGCTGTATATCGTAGAGGTCAAGGTGCATATTTATCTTCTGGTAGTAAATCAGCTTCTATGGCAGCTTGGGCTATGGGTAGAGTAAATAGTTTTATTAAAGGCGGTCATTCGCAAGATAATGATATAAAAAAACGAGGTAAATCTAGTGCAAAAAAGAAGTAAGCGTAAAGTTAAATATGAGAAAGGTGTACCTGCTAAGTATTTACAAAATAAAAAAAATTCTAAAAGCTCTGTGGCACGTGAAATTCGAAGTACAGCTAAGGCTTATAAAGAAGGACGATATATAGATTTAAAAAAAGTACAAAGAAGTCGTGCTACTAGGAGTAAGTAATGCCATTACCAGGAAAATATGTTAATAGAAGCCCTAAAACTGGTCAGTATTGTAGTAACTGTAAACACTATTCTAATAATTATTGCAATTTATTTAAAGAAAAAGTAGCATCATATGGTTGGTGCGCAGTATGGGAGCCATTAAATGAAGTATGAAGTATTAAGAATTAGTAGCGGTAAAGACTCTACATCAGGTTTGTTATTTGAAATTGACAGAGGTAAACGTACATTTCTTGCCTACACATTAGAAGATGAACAACGTGATGTAAAAGTCTGGGGTGAAACACGTATACCTGCAGGTACATATAAATTAAAATTACGTACAGAAGGTGGTTTTCATAATAGATACGTAAATAAATATGGTGCTATGCATAAAGGTATGATATGGGTACAAGATGTACCAGGTTTTGAATACATACTATGGCATACAGGTAATACTGATGAGCATACAGCAGGTTGTTTAATTTTGGGTAATACACAAACTAACAATCGTATAGCTAAAGATGGGTTTATTGGCAGTAGCGTTGATGCGTATAAATTTGTTTATCCACGTGTTGCTGCAGCTATTGAAGCAGGTTTAGATGTTGAAGTAACTTATATAGATTATGATGGTGATGTTAAAAACATATCTAATAAGTCAAGTGATGATGTCATACTTACAAGTACAGTTATGGAAAAATTACAAGAGATAAGTGGTGAGCTACAAGTTTTGTCTGCTAAACTAGACAAAAGAAAGATGCTTTAATGTCAGACCCAATACAAGATTATATTGATGAAATAGAAGGTGAAGGTGGATTAGCCCAAGGTAAAAAAGGTTCAGCTGCTACTGGACCTAGACCTGATTTTGACTTTACATTACAACAACAACAAGTACAAAAAGCATATACATTTGTAGAAGAAGATATGCTTAAAGCAATTGATTCTCAATTAGAAACAACACGTAAAGAAATAGATAGAGCAGTTGGTCGTGTATCTCCTGGTCAAGGTCGTACACAACCTAGTGTTAAAAAAGCTATTGATTACGAAACTAGATTAATTAAAACTGAAAGATTTTTAGCAGGTGAACGTGAAGCTATAGCTAAATCATTAGAAGAAAAGAAAAAACTAATGGGTGAATCTTATGAAGTTACTGCTGAAAATAAATTAACTAAATCTAGAACAATAGAAGGTCCACCAAAACCATTAAAAGGTACTAAAGGTTACAAAATTGAAGGTGTTCCAAAAGTTGAAACAGATGTAAAATTATCTAGTGGACAAACAGGTACAATTAAAGTTGACCCTAACATAAAAGGTAGTGCAACTATTATTGGAACAGAACCTGCACCTAGTCCACAAGCAGAAGCTAAAGCTAAATCTTTACGTAAAACAGCTGTTTCAGAAATAACTGTTACAACTGAACCAAAAGTAAGTTCTGGAGGAATTAAATATAGAAGTCCAAAACAAACTAATGTTCCTGAATTACGTATAGGTACAACACCTGAAGGTAAACCTATTAAAGGTAAAACACCAGCATTTGAATATTTAAAAGAAAGAGGATTAAAATCTGACGTAGATATTATGAAAGCACAAGCAGAACAGGGCGCAGATTATGCTGCTAAAATTGCACAAGAACAAATATCTCAATACAAATTAGAGTTTGATTATGAAACAGGTACAACTAGTCAAACAACATTAGAGTCTGTTATGGGTACTAAACCTAAATATGAAGATACTATGACTGCTAGTCAAAAACGTGAACTTTATCGTTCACAAATTAAACCTGCAAAACCTACTACAGGATTAGATGTAGATTATGGTAGACCATTTCCAGTTAAACCACCTACATCTAAAGGTGGTCAAGCTGCAGGATTTGGTGATGCAGGTAAAATACCTGATGTTAAACCATCAATATTTACAGTTGGTCCTTTAATAAAAGGATTATCAAGAACTTTCAAAGGTAAAGCCTATGGATTTGGAGTACTTCCAAAAAAATCTGTAGAAGAAATACTAGGTATGTTGCCTGGTTCACAGTATAATAAAAAACCAGAGGCTTAATGTTTGAAAAATTCAATAGAAAAAGAAACTCTGATGGGACGTTTAAGAAGGACGTTGCGTGGACCCCTTGGAACGAAGCATGGAGTTATAAAATGAGTGAAGACCTAAAAGATATGTTAGAACGTACTGCTTGGACATTTGTCGAAGCGTTTATTGGTGCGTTAACAGTTGCGCCTTTAGTAGGTGTAGAAGCTGAAACATTACAACTAGCTGCGTTAGCTGGTGGTGGTGCAGCTTTAGCTGTTATTCAAACATACGCTAAGAAACAGATTAGTAAATAATGCCTAGAGCTAAACGTATTACACCTGAAGTTAATAAATTTAATATGGGTGTTTATAAAAAATTAGATAGTTCTGATGCACAAGCATACGCTACTAGTTATGAAACACTTAATAAAAAAAGTCCATTTTATGGAAGTTTATTAAAACGATACAAACAACGTGTTATGGAAGCTAGACAAGCATTTCCTAAACAAGGAATATCATTTGTTAAACCAGATATAAAAACATGGGAAGACAGAAATCGTGCTAATCAAAATACAAAATTAAATAGATAATGCAGTTTCCTCCTAACAAAAAATTACCAGAAGAACATTTAAGTTTTGCTAAAGGTATGGGTACATTTGAAGCTAAAGGTAGATTAAAACAACAAAGAGCTTTTCAAAAAAAAGCTGAAAAAAAATCTACTCAATACTTTAAACGTGCTGCTGAAGCTAGTAAACAAGGTGCTTATTCACTTGCTGATAATTTAGTTGGATTAGGTTTAATAGAACAAGATAAAGCTATAAAAGCAGGTTTAAAACAAGTATCTTTGCAACGTAAAATTGGTAACAAGTAGCGCTACTTAGTATCTAGTTTACGCTCTCTTTTTAAAAAACCCATTAGTAGCTCTCTATAAGCTACACTAACTCCGACACGTTGTCTTCCATCATAAATATCATGATGATGTTTACATAATATGGCTACATTATTAATGTCGTATTTACGTTTTTTACTACCACCCATACCTATTCCATGTATGTGTGCAAGCTCTAACCATTTATTATCAGTACAATATGCCCACTCACAGCTATTATTAGCTCGTTTAAGGGCTACTTCACGCATTTCTGGTAGATTGTCGTACTCTTTATCCATAAACAGTAAAATAACGTCCTGATGGAAACTCCCAAGACTTTAATATGTCTTGCCATCTAACTTTATTTGTACTACTTGTAGGTTCCCATTCACCTTCGTAGATTAAATTAGATACATACATAAACAATTGTGTACTACATTTACCATCAACTTTACCTACATTACCTTCTACCATATGCATTAACTTACTTAAATAGTTAATAGTATTTTT